TTGTCTGTGGGGAAATAGCTAACGTTGTGCCTACTGAGTTTGTTGGTATTACAACTTGGTACGCAGTTAATGTCCCTACCTCTGTCGCAAAATGATTAGTATTGACCCCGCCAATTACAACTCGTATACCATTACTACTGGAAGTAGCTACGGTAGTGACAGTAATTGTAACAATATAATTTTGTCCTACAGTAGTTGGAGTAGCTAAAGTATATACCGCACTAGCTGTAGATCCTGTGGTATGTGTAAGAGCACTACCACCTACCGCCCAGTTTGTTCCAGTCCAATGCCCTGTATCACTTGAAAAATCTCTGTCAGCAGTATTACTGATTAACTCAGAGTTTAGTACTGCAATAGAGTTAATATCTTTAAACTCTAATCTAGCCTTAACTGTTGGGAAATAGTTTGTACTTGACGTAGTAGCACCAACAACAAGCCTATGGTTTGTGCTATCCCAGTTCATAAGCGTGTCACTAGCTAATTGCCCAAAACTATCCGTATAAGGTATGGTTGTTGGGGTTAAACCTAGACTACCACCAGATCCAGTACCCATTAAATACTCAACTGGGCTAAACTTTAAATCATCTAAACTAATCGTGTACGCCAAAGCATTCGTAGATACTGTATGGAAAATAAGTCTATAATTTGTTGATGAAGATACTGTGCATAAGGCAGTAAATCTTCTAACAGATGTAGAAGCCGTAATTGCGTTTACAGATAAAGATATCAAAGTAGCATTAGTTATGTCGTATAGATATACATACATGTCACTAGAGGCGTAGTTTGTGCTAGTAGTATAAGAAAAATCTATCCGCATTAGACGAGACTTATGTGAACCATCTATAGTGACAGGTATTGATACGCCATTGCCTTGGCGATTCACTGCATCTTTTGTTATAAGACCATGCCCATAGGCAGACAATAAACTGGAGTCAACTCTGGATATAGTTACATACCCAGTTCCACCAACGGCATCAATAGGTGCTGATGCAGCGTCATCGTACTGAACCCATTCAGTACACTCACGCTCAAACTGACCATTGTTTATAAAATTAGGTGCCCCATTAGACGTAAGTAAGGAGCCATCCCGAAGTAAAATACCACTGGCAGAGAGTAAGCGTGTAAAATTACCTTGGAATACCGCAGGATGTCCCATTAAACCACCTAAAATTTAAGCGAAAAAGTTTAAAATAATATAACCAGTAGTTGAGTTTGCATCTACTGCTTTTAAAGACAATCTAACATTCTTAGGTATTTCAATTGGTACTAAAAAAGATGACGAACCAGGGGTGATATAAAAAGGCATGTCCACTTCTGAACCGACTGCACCAATGGCTAGTTTTAAAATACTTCCCCCACCATTAAAAATCTCCAAGAAAGAGCAAGGCTGTGACGTTGCAGCAACTACAGTTACATACGCTGCTGTGGTCACATTTGTAGCTGCAAAACTATGGCCTTCTTTTGCTACTGGTTTAGCTGTTAACATCCGCATAGTGTTCTCCTAAAAGTGGCCGAGGTATAAGTCCCCCGGCCTAGATATGATTACATAAGAGTATTGTAGCTTACGATTAGTTTAACTAACCCGGATATCAAATTATCCCCTACAACTGTTGCGCTAATAGAGCACGCACTTCCACCGCCTGCATACGTAGAAGCATCACCTGCTGCGGGTGTACCTTGGCGTGATGTAGCAAGTGTCGATACATTTACAGTGCTAACTAAGCCATTGCTATTCCCACAACCAAAAGAAATGGTGCTAGTTCCAGCAGAGGTTAATGGAGATCCTACATGTACCATATAGGCATCTGTTATTGAACTATAAGCTGGAATTGTAACAGCTAAGGTATGCGTACCTGCAACGCTATTTGTACCAGTAGAAGTATTAAAGGTAACAACAGCGTATCTTTTAGCGTGATAACCATCAGCAGTTGTAGCTGCTAATTGTGCTTCAGTGATTGAAGCTGCGGCAGGTACAGCACTCGCAGTTTCGACCAAAGTACCAAGTTGCACTTTATTTGCTACAGGACCCATTTTTTTATTCAGCAAATACACCTGTTCAGTGGTAATTGCTGAAGCAAAATTAGACGATAAGGCCCCAATAGTTAAGGCCAAGAAAATTAAAATAGACGTAAGTTTTTTCATGATTAGGCTCTCCTTTGGCCTTTTTCAAACAAAGGGGTAGTATACGATTAGTATACTACCCCACGATTATTTATACTAGAACTAGATCGCGTATGAGATCGAGTGCATGATACCGCAATAGCTTGGTCGTTTCACAGACAACTCACCGAAGCAGCATACATCGACGATGTAGCTGTATCCAGTTGTAGCGCGTGATTCGAAGTACTCGATACCATCTGGCGATTTACGTTTACGGAAGAATCCATTCGAATGGAAAGTAAACGCTCTCCAATCTAGGAACATGATCGCGTCGTCTTCACACTCTTGGACAGCAACAAGTTTAATTGCACCCTTCGTAACTGATCCAACGCTGATTTCAGTCCAACCGTATTGGCTAGCTTTTTGGCTTCCAGGTGAAACATTAAATGCACCTTTTGAAAGCTCGATGCCTTTCATACATGCAGACATGTTTTTGTAGCTCATCACTACTTCATTTGGATTACCTTTGCCAATACGACGAATGGTCGTCATAGCATCAAAGATTTTTTCCATAATGTTAGTTGCCGTAACAGTTGCACCACTAATGTTGATAGCTTGCAAGAATGGGTACGTTGCTTTTGTTTGACCATGAAGTGTTGCAGATCCACCGTTAGCAGCAGACAACAACGCGTCTTTAATCGACAAGAAGCCAGATGCTTGTGAACCAGGATGGAACAATTTAGCACCTTGAGCAACCGTGTAGTTAGCTACAGCAGCAGCACCAGCACCACCACGTGCTGCAGACAACATAATGGTAGAAGTATCAAGAGTGATAGCTACGACGTAGAAATCAGCAGCAGCAGTGTTACCATCATAAAGTGACACTTTTTGTCCGAGTTGTACTCGGTCAATTGCGTCAATAGCGATTGTACCATCAGCAGCACCGTCTCCAGTTGCTTTTGCAAAGTGACCACCGTTAAGAAGATTGACCGAAACGGCATTCTTCATAAGGTCAATGAAATCTTCGACTGCATCTGGAAGAATCTTCAAGAAATTCTTTTCAGATACTTCACCGTGTTCCATAAGATCGCGGTGATTGAAGATCATCGAACCCCAAATTTCTTTTTGGGTGGTGATCGAACCACGAACGTATTGGTCTTCAGCGATATCATTCGAAGCTGTCAAAGCACCAAATGCAACAGAGCTTGCGCCTGCTGATTTGAAAGGAACGACTAAGTCCCCACCGAGCCATGCATCATCTTTATCGATGTTTGTTAAAACGTAATCACGTTTTACGAATTCTTCTTTTAATAGTTTATTAGGGAGATACTGATTGAGCATCGTGCTAAAGGATCTTATAGTTGCCATCTTATTAACCCCTCCATTGGGTATGTTTTATTGAAACTAAGCTTGTGCAGCTAGTTTACGTAGGTCTGAAATTGATTTTGGTCCTTTATCCACAGGTGAATGTGAACTACCAGACACATTTGGGATAGTAGGCGGTTTAGTCTGCTGCGTAGGTATCACTCTTGGCTGTGTGGGTTGCTGCCCAGTTGGTTGTGAGTAAAACATTCCGTAGCGTTTCATGACATCATTGACCGCTTGTTCGGGGGTCAAATCAATCTTTCTGGTGACTGCTACCATCTCTCCATGTTCTGCAACCGCGTTCCAGAATGCCCCAGGCTGTCCAGCCTTAGCATCGAAAGCTTCTGCAAAACTTTTTACCTCGGATTTCTCCAAAACCCGTTCGAGTTCCATACGTTTTACCTGCGTTTGGAGGCTCTCATAACTCTGTTGAACTTGTGATTGCTGCTTTTCAAGAGCATACGCACGTTCTTCTGCGAGTCGTCGTTTATCCAACATATCGCGTTGATCTGTCGGCAACTCATTATATTGTGCCTTAGCTACTAGCCATTGCAATACCTTTTCTTCTTGCAATCCTAATTTCTTAAACACACTGTCCATATCACCACGAGTATAGTCTTCTCGGATCTCACCAAGGGTACTCTCAATGGTTTTAGTTTTCTCACGTAGCTTACCAAGCTCGGCGCTATCCCTATCATAGGCAGACTTAACAATGTCTAGGCCATAGGCTTTCTGGTAAAGCTCTTTAACTTTCTTCTCTGTGTCAGCATCTTTGATAACACCACGGAAAAGTGGATCGATCTCATGCTCTTTCTTATGCACCGTAAATTTAAAGTTAGGTGTATAAGGCTGTACTTCTGTAGGAGTACCAGCTTCCAAAGGTTGAATTGGAGGAGTGACATTTTCTGTCACCTTCTCTGGTTCGGGGGTTACCACTTCTGTTGGTTGTTCTACTACTTGTTCGACTGGTTCTGTTTGTTGCTCATCGGCCATTCATAACTCCGTTTAGCATTATTGGGGCATCATCATTCCTTGATTAGCCATGGATGCTGGTTGCGCTTGAGATATGTAACCACCAATACCTTCTACAGTTGCTGGTGAGTTTAATTGCTCAAGCTGATCCAAGCTCTGTCCTTGAGCTTCGATTTGTTTAATTAACCATTGCATAGACTCATAAGGCACACTAGCTCTTTTTGTCTTTGTCGGATCTTTTGCGTCAGACACGTAAAGATCGGCTTTAACCATGTAGCCACCAGTAGGGATATAACCAGATTTCATTCTCTGTAATTGTACCTGTCTTTGAGCTTCGAGTTGCTCATGCTGGGCTATCAAATTCTGATAGTTCTGCTGAATAGCAGGGTCCATATATTGAAAGTCGCCCTGTCGCGTCCGTGTGACAAGGCGTTTGGCCATATACGCATGGTTATCAGACTGATGAACTACTGGTATCTGGCCTCGATCAAGGGCCAGAATTTCGTTAGTAGCCGAGTCTGAGTCAAGTGTAAGATCGCCAAAAACTTCTTTAGCATTACCATAAGGCATTGCTTTTAAGATTTTACCAATATCTTCCCGTTCCATTTTGGGACCAGCGTATTGAATCGCATGGTTGAGTGCCAACTGCTTACCAAGTTTGCTCTCGACATCTTCAGTCTGAGCTTGGATTTTAATCTGGTAACAAAGTTCTGATGCATTCTTAAATTCTTGGATATTGATCTGCTCAGATCGTCCAACTGCTGCGATGATTTCTTCATCATCCATGTGAATTTTACACACTCTTGCGCTTGTTTCGGCCACTTTAGACAAGAATCTTTCGAATCTTTTAATGGTTCTAACATGCCTTTTCTTCTGCGAAGCAGCCTGAAATAGCATGGTATACGGGTCCACTTGTGCGGGGCTGTCTTCCAACTCTTCGGGAAATCCGAGTACTTGGTACATTTCTTCAATATTCTTCAACTGGTAATTCAAATACTGACTACCATCACGACCCTGCAATACTGTTGGAGGTGTTTGACCACTGACATTAATTGACCGCACACCAGGTAAAGCATTCCCTGGGGTTGTTTTCATATTGTTAAGAAGAATTAACTTATCGTCCCCAAGTGAAATCTGGTGCTCCGCCATTTTACTAGCTGCTCGATTAATTTCTACTTGGTACGGGCGGGCAATCTTAATTGGGGATCTACCACGAGGTGAGGTCTGTACTTTCAAACATGCTTCAAATACAATCGGGTATACACCACCTGGGTGCTCACCCTCAAACAAAATACCTTCGCGAGTCTTAATAAAGTAATAACCATTCGGGTAGCGTTTGCACTTCTTAAAGTGAAACTCCATTACCAAAGAGTGGCCTTTTAGTTTGTTGTACGCACCCTTTGCACCATCGAAAACATTCAACGTATCTTCAGACGAATCAACCACAAACTTCTTTTTGTCTTCGTCATCCCCTACCATACCAAGTAGTTTTTCTTTGGTCTCTACTTTTACGATACCAAGGTACGGGGAGTCCTTCATTCGTTTTGCACTAGGACATCTAAATAAGTTGAAACCATGAATAGGTTCAAACTCTATCTCACCCTTGTAGACAGGGTTGCCTGGTACGGGGATCATAGCAGGCATACCAGTGGATGGATCAATACCAGCTTCGAACTGGGGTTCACCATCTACAACTTTTTGCTCGTAAGCTTTAACGTCACCTTTTTGATCATTCCAAAAGATCTTCGTGGCAACTTCTCCAATACCATAGAAATCCTCTGCACGCTCATCTACAAACTCATCAAAATCTACTTTAGTTTTTACATGCGCCCACACCGCATCGTGTAGTTCTGCTGACTTCTGGTCTTGAATTTCATTTTCATTCTTAGGCGAAAAGGAAACACCAGGGGAAGTACTGAGTAGGTTATTTACAAATTTGCCCTGAATATTCTGGATGTGGTTCTTTGTTAGGCGGATCTTTTGCTGTTCACTTAAATCTTTCGTGTCTCTAAGTCTTTTGAAAAAGTTAGATGCCCTTTTTGTATAGTGCTCACCTGCGATAAGCTGAAGATTAGAACGCATTTCAGCATAGAGTTCTGTATCTACTGACTTAGCTTCGTCATACATACGCTGTAGTTCAGCATTTGTATGTGGTTTAGTTTCGTCACTATACTCACTCATCATCTGATCTTGGCTCTGACTCATCCGTTAACTCCCCTTGTAGAAGTAGTCTTTCAGCTTCGGCAGGATTCTCCAGCAACATCTGCGCAAGTTGTTCCTCGCGGGTGCTTAACTCCTCTTCCAAAAGAGACTTCTCTGATATTTCTTTTTGAATTTTTTCTATCTCTGGAGTAATCGCTCGCACGCCATCGTCAGACTGGGGTGATTGGGTGGGCCTTCCCATATTTATATGAAGGTCTCCGAATTTCAACTCGATTACCCCCGACTCTCCGCATTGTCTAATGATAAGGCATATATCTTGAGAAGTTAATACATTATTTTTCTGTTTAATAACAGAGGTCGTTGATTTCGTCGTACTCATCTTGTATCTCCTTGGCATAATCTGTATCAGGTTCTTCGAATGCTTTTCGTCTAGCCTGTATTTCCAACTGCATTTCAGTCAATGGCTCTTTTGGTTTTTCAGGCTCGTAATGCTGCGTCGCTAAATCTTCGAAGTCCCAAGGGATGCGGGTGCAGGCATAACGTAGTGCGTCACAAAAATCGTCGTGAGCCTTGTTTTTTGCAGTATTTTTATTAAGGGCGATCAATTCACCAGCAAGTTTTCTAAGCTCCTCATCGTCATGAATCGTGAGCATGTTGTTCTTAAACAACGTGTTTAAAACATCCTCCCCCTTATCATGACCTTTTTCCGCCATGGAAAAATGCTCATTCATCGACACCGCAATAGAAAAGAAATCTTTATTAGACCAATCATAAAACTGTTGGTTAATAATTAACTTATTATCTAATTTAAGTTTAATATACTTCTCTACTACGTCACCCGCAGTAGTCTCTACATCATCCCCGCGCCATCCAAGAAAGGCTCGACCTTCCTTGAAATCAGGGCGTACCGCCACAAAGCATATAGCTGATGGATGACCCTCAGCACCCCCGCTCCCAATGTCCACACCAGCAAATACCAACCAGTCTTTTGGTACGGGGTTCGGGCGTACCATGTGTCTAACCATGTCGAACTGCTCGTACTTCAGGCCGCCCGCTTCCTTTATGAAGTGACCATAGACGCGCTTTAGTATTTCATTGTGGCTAGAGCATCGCTGCTTAACCATGTTGATCTTTTCGTCTGTCCAATGGGACGGGGTGCCATCAATGTACTTCTGGCAGTCGTACATCGACACAATCTGTTTAGCTGCATGTGGTAACAACTCTTCTTCGTGCGGGTATGGCTGCATGACCCTGCGCCAATAATCCTGTCCAATGGTAGCCGTGAATACCATGCTGAAGTACCCATTACTCGCTGACAGACGCATCATCAACTCATCGAATAGTTCAACTGGAAGCTCTTCGTCACAACACAGTGCGTCAACCGTTCCCGTCTGGAGAGCCATAACATTCTGTGAGTAACTCTTAAAATAAACTCGAACATCCGTTACCAAGAAGTGAATACACTGCAATTCCTTATTATATATCTCTTCCTTCCAAGCATACGGGTTAGGCTTCCCATCAATGGTAAGTTCAGTCTTATACCTTCCTTGAGGTAGAAACTGACTCCACTTAGTATGAAATTCAATCTTAGCTTGTTTCGATGTTGGGTATAAATACCAGAACTGGTTAGGCTTATGCGCCCAAAGGGAAGGCCACAGTTTTTGATCTGTTGCCCAGTTTATAATTTTTCTGATCTGGCTAGACGAATTGTGCGTTACTATATAATCCCTAGTAGCCAGAAAAGTGCCAGATATGTGTGAAACAGTTATGCATCTGGAGCTAATTTTACCAATAGGCTCTATCGAAGCTATTATTCGCTCATGCTTATAACGTATTTCTCCAGAATGCTTATTAGCCTTTCTAGCTAGTTTAAAAGGATTCAACTTTATCTTAATATACAAAGTATAAGCATCTTGGCATTTAATAAAATTACCTAACCTATCACGATACCCAGAAGCTCTTTTCTTAGTCTTTACCGTTCCACCCAAAGAACACACTAATTCTCTAACATCCTCAGCTAGTTGTTTTGAGACAGTAGTGAACGACACAACTTTATTTTTTGTTTGTATTGTACCATCGGTATCCATTAACCCACGTAGAATAGATAATCTGGTTTCAACACTAGATAAGAAATATATTTTAGGTATAAATTTATTATTGGATAAGCAGTCATGTAAACCTAACGACTTCATCTCTTCTCTAACCGCTGTTGGTAATCTATATGTAATTGTTTGCGAGGTTTTTCTACCCCCTTTTGCAATCACATATTCTGCAATTTCATCATCCAAAGTGGTCAAAGTAACTGTTGGCCCACGTAAACAACCATCACCAAGTAGTAATCCAAGAAGATATGGGTCAAATAAATCTAAGTCTAAACCTTCCACAGCTTCTACTATAGGTATAGCCACTTTAGTATAATTTGATTTAGGTAAGGGGCTATATCTCCCAGAAGCT